CAGATCGGCGAGACGATCAAGCTGCAGGAGGAGTTCCGCCGTCTGCATCTTGCCGGCGACAGCGCGGCTGACGGGATCCGGCGCAAGCTGGACAACAATGTCCGTGCGCTGCGGGACGCGGGTTTCGAGGTCGACCGGCTTGATCGCGCATATGCCCGGCTCGGCCGGACGGTGCGCGGACTGGAGCTGAAGGCCGCCGGTCATGAGCGTCTGACGGCGGGCCGCGAAGGCATGCGCAGCGCGGCTGGTGATGCGGTGAAGCTTGGTGCGGCCATCGCCGTGCCGACCGCTGTATCGGCGCAGTATCAGGCGATCATCCGGGACATTGCCATCAAGGCCGGTATCGCGCGCACCGAGCAGGAGCGCACGATGTCCGAGCGCATCCGTCGCGACGCGCTGTCGAACGGCATGGGGCGCAACGAACTGGCCGATGCCGTCAACCAGATGGTCGCGGCCGGGATGGACGTCGACCGGGCGCTGAACTTCGGCCCGGCCGTCGCGAAATTCTCGGTGGGTCAGGGGGCGTCGAGTGTCGAGACGGCGCAGATGATCCAGGCGCTGCAGCAGAACGCGAACATCGCGGCCCCCAAGGCGATGATGAAGGCACTGGAGGCCATCGCGTATCTCGGCAAGGAGGGCTCGTTCGAGTCCGTCGACATGGCGCGGTGGTTCCCGGTGCTGCTTGCCGAAATGAAGAAGATTGGCATCACGGGGCAGGACTCCGTGACGCAGCTCGGCGCGATGCTGCAGGTTCAGATGAAGACTGCCGGCAATGCCGACGAGGCGGCGAACAACCTCAAAAACTGGTTCTCGAAGATCGGTTCGGGCGAGACCGAGCGCAACTACAAGAAGGCCGGCGTCGACTACGAAGGGAAGATGAAGGAGGCGATCGGCAAGGGCTGGTCGACGCTGGAGGCATCCTTCGTTCTCGCTCGGGCGTACATCGAGCGCGTCGATCCGAAGAAGGCGGCGCAGCTCGCAGCGGTGGCGAAGCAGCTCAACAGCGAGCTGGATCCGGCCAAGCGTCAGGCGCAGATGCGAGCCTTCGAGGACACGATGAAGACCGGCGACCTGTTCAACGACATGCAGGTCAAGGCGGCGCTCACGGCCTACATGCAGAACGCAGATCTGTATCAGAAGCTGAAGCGCAATGCGGCGGACGCCAATGGCGAGATCGACAAAGATCTTGCCGATCGCCGCACAACGTCGAAGCAGATCTGGAGCGAGGTCGTCCAGCAGTGGGACGACGCGATGCGCAGTATCGGCGATGCGCTGCGGCCCGTGACCGATCTCGCCGGCAAGGTCGCGAAACGAACTGGCGAAACGGTGCAGCGCGCGTCGGACGCTGCCCCCGGCGCGACGGCGGCAGTCGTCGGCGTCATTGGCACGGCGATCGCCGTTCGCGGCGCACGTGCCGCATGGAGCATGGGACGCGGGGTGCTCGACATTCTGCGCGGCGGTTGGATGGCGCGACGCGGTGGCGGTGGAGCGGCCGGGGGCGGTGCCGCCGGAGGGCGCGTCGGTAAGGCACTCGACGCGTTGAGCGGTGCTGCCGGTGGCGTGCAGCGCGTATTCGTCGTCAATCTGCCGGGTAGCGGTCTTGGCGGCGTTGCAGGGGCCGCAGGCGACCTGCTTGGCGATCTTGCCGGCGGCGGCTCGGGCGGTGGCAGTGTTCCGCGCGGTCGTCTCGGTCGTGTCATCGGCGCGTTTCGGACGGTCGCAGGCCGTTTCGCTCCCTACGCCGGGAAGCTGGCCGTCGCCGGCAGCGTCCTGAAAATCGCATTTGCGGCCAAGGACGCGTATGCAGTCGCGCGCAGCGATCAGCCGACCGCGCGGAAGGCGGAAGGGTACGCGAGTATCGGTGGCTCGCTCGCCGGGGGCGTTGTCGGGGCGAAGCTCGGTGCCGGAATCGGCATGCTCGGCGGCCCGATCGGTGCGGCCATCGGTGGCGTGCTGGGCGGTGCGGTCGGCACGTTTGCCGGTGGAAAGTTATTTGGGGCGATGGCGCGGTGGGCGACGGGTTCGAAGGACGGCGACAGCGACGCGGTGAAGGCGGCTGCGAAGGTGGCGGCCGGCCCGGACTCGCCGCAGTCGCGGCCGTTCAAGGTCGAGCAGCAAAACTCGTTTGCCCCGGTGTTCCACATCAAGGTCGAGGGTGGCACGGACGCGGAGATCGCGGACAAGCTGCTCGCGCGCATCAATCCGCTGATCCAGCGAACCATGACCGAGTCGATGGACAAGAGCAACCGGTCGGCGATGTTCGATGCGCCGCATCTGTAAGGGGATGGGATGGACTTCATTTCGAGTGTGACGCAGGCGGCAACGCAGGCGAGCATCGCCTCCGAACGCGTGCGGCACGTGGTGCGCGTGTTCGATCGGAATCGCAGCGCAAGCCAGAACACGGTCGACACGTTGACGAAGCTGGCAACGGGGAATCTCACGTCGGCCGCTGACCTGTTGCGCGGGGCGACGAGCATGCTCTCGGTGGCCGGCGACCTGAGTCCGCAGATCGGTACGGTGATGCGCAGTTTTGCAGCGACCGGCGCTGCTGTCAGCGGCATCGTAAAGATGATCGGCGGGGTCAATCACCCGTTGATCCAGTCGGCCGCGCAGTCGGTCATGGGCGCGTTGGGCGACACGAAAACACGGTTCACCGCGTTGGTCGGCGAGCAGACGGCGGGCGCACTGCAGTCGTTCGCGCAGACGACCGGCATCAGTTCGGTCCTTTCCGGCCTGTTCGACAGTGCGACGTCTTCCACCCCTCATCTGCTGACGCTATCAACAGATGACGGGGACGCGTTCCACTTCGGACTGTCGACGGCGGCGTTCGACAAGCTGCGGCGCTCCACGCGCTTCAAGATCGCATCGCAGGAACGACTGAATCGCGAGGAGGCGCAGCAGCCAGTGAGTCAGGGCGGCGACACGATCACGCTTTCGGGCGTCGTGTTTCCGTCGCTCGGTGCCGGCTTCCGTCAGCTGGAGACGCTGCGCGCGATCGGCGCGAAGTTGAAGCCGGTGCAGTTGACGGCCGGCACGGGCGACGTGCTCGGGCGCTGGTATCTGCACAGCGTCGACGAAGAGCAGGAGGCGCTGATGTCCGACGGTGCGCCGCGCAAGCAAACCTACACCCTGGAGTTCGGCCGCTATGGCGAAGACTTTGCGAACCTCTGACGGGGACATTCTCGACACGCTCTGCTATGCCCATTACGGGACGTTGAAGGGCACGGTCGAGGCCGTGTACGAAGCTAATCCGGGTCTCGCGCGCGAGCCGCAGCCGTTTCGTTCCGGCGTCTTGATCACGATGCCGGATCTCGACACGCCGCGCGACGAGCCGATTCAGCTCTGGTCGTGAGGGAGGGGCGATGCGGGCAATTTTTCAAGTGGTTGCGAACGGGGCCGACATCACGCGCGTGATTCAGGATCGCGTGCTGCGGATCCAGACAACCGACAAGCCGGGCCTCGAGGCGGACGAATGCGAGATCGAGCTGGACGACCGGGACGGCAAGGTCCGATTTCCGCCGAAAGGCGCGACGTTGAAGATCTCGCTCGGATGGGAGGGGCAGGGGCTGTCGATGCTCGGCGAGTATGCCGTCGACGAGATCGTGCTGCGAGGACCGCCGGCGACGATCGTCATCCGCGGCCGACCGTCCAACATGCGCGCGACGTCGAAGACGCAGCGCAACGGCAGCTGGACGAACGTCAAGCTGGCCGACATCGTCGGCGATGTCGCTCGGCGCAACAAATGGGTGGCTGCGTGTTCGGTCGACGCTGCTGTGCCGCGTGCCGACCAGTTTGGCGAGAGCGACCTGCATTTCATCACGCGTATCGCACGGCAGTACGGCGCAACGGCGACGGTGAAGGCGGGCAAGCTGATCGTCGGGCCGATCGGCGGCGGCAAGAGCGCAAGCGGCAAACCGCTGCCGGTCATCACGTTGACGCCGAGCGATCTGACGGACTACGAGATCTCGTTTCCTGATCGTGCGAGCTTCGTTGCAGTACGGACGAAGGTGCACGACAAGAAGACGGGGAAGAAGATCGACCTCACGATCCCGAATCCGGATGCCCCGCCGGGCGCCGCCGCTGTCCATACCGAGCGCCATGCCTTCGCCAATCCAGAGACCGCGAAGGCCGGTGCGAAGTC